CACACACCAAATGGAATATTTAGATAAATTACCTTTAGAAAGTTCAATCTCATTGAATGCTGAACTCGTTAATGAAGATCTGCTTCAACAAGTAGTTTTGTCCACACATTTTAACCGTGATACCCTTCTCTCATGGGTGCACTTGGTGAAGCAGTTGCCAGAGGTCTTAACTGAATCTCATCTTTTAGAAATGCACAGAAACTTTGGTGCTATCCTTGATAAGCTTGGCTTCTTCAAGAATGAGGATTTGAACAACAACTTGAATCACTTTCTCGGAACACTTGAAGTGGCACTTCATCATCAAAAATGCCATATAATAGAATCTTGCAACAAGGATCTCAGAAAGGTTTTTAAGGACGTGGATCTAATAGTGAATTTAAATGGAGAATTAATTTACATCGATGTGAAAGTAACCAGAAATCCTGATTTGCATCTTACCGAAAGCCAGAGTCAACATCATTCTCAGAGCCGGTTGATATTACAGCAGTTGCCTCTGCAACATTTATCATCAGTGCTTCTGGTTTGTCCAAGTGAATTTTCCAACAGAAGGTTGGAACTGACACCCTCCCACAGCATACGATTTGAAAGAGAGTTTGAAATAATGGTGGCCATGAGGGAGTTTAACAACAGCTTAACTTATGAAGAAGTTGTGTCTCTTCGAGAATTCTACTTCTCAACTCATAAAGATTCTTACACACATGGTCTCCTTCTCAATCTTCATGAAGAACCAGCAGCGTGCAACATTATTGAAGAGTCAAACATTCTATTCTCAAACAATGCTAATTCAGCAAGAACCTACTCTTCACTTCTCTCATCTCTCCATTCAAAATCTATGAAAACAATTGGCCAAGAGTTCTTGGACAATCTGACTTCCAATTCTATGGGTTATAAGCCTCACCTTTGGATACCTAATTATAAATCTGGATTCGACAAGGATGATGTTGTTAAATTAGCTCAGAGCATATGTGAATCTACTAGGTTTTGTTCTGATTTGGTGCGACTCTTAGCAAAATGTGTTGATAATGAATTCCATGAACTTAAAACATCAGAGCTGAGAGAAGGAGAAAGATACAAAGGATTGCGGATGAAGCGAGTTTATTCTGAGGGCTCCCCAACAAAAGTGATAGAACTGAGCTTTCCCAAAGGCAAATGTTTGGAGACGGCAGCATTCGGAGATGAAAGAGGATCATCTTGGACAAAGGAACCACTAACTTATGTTGATTTAGAAGAGAAACTTGAATCCCACTCTGATTGGTTCGTTTCTGATTGTCCTCCTGGTCAAATTTTCTCCAAATTGAAGCGACTTGTGGAAATGAGCATGCCTGATTCTGGGGAAATTGGTGAGATAACTAGAAAATTCATGGGTGGTTGTTTGCTTTCATTGTCTAAGATGAGTGGAATGAACCAACTATCCTGTTATGAAGAATTTTGTCAAACAATTTCATTAACCAACAAAAAGTTGAGATTTGTAGATGGAGATACATCCATTAACAGAAGAACAGTGTTCCTCTCTGTGGAAAAATTGTATGATAAACATGCTTTGGTGTTCTGCAACATAACTGGAAGCATAGGAAAAGAAACTGATCACACTTGTATGGTTTCAGGCGTTCTTGAGGGAGATGAAGATCTGTCTGAGTTTTCAACACATCTGACCAGAAACGGCACCACAGAATGGTTTAACATGTCACCACCACAAATAAATTGGGGTGTTACTTGTCTACACAAGTTTTTATCCTGGTTGACCATGGAGCTAGAATTAGTCATAGCAACTAGCCCAGACTCTGCACTTAAGGATTACAAGACTTTTGTAAGATCTAAGTGCCCAATGCTTTGTTCAATAAGTTCATTAAATTCATCTAAGTTCGCACAAGCATCAGAAATGATAAGATACCTTTTCATAAATGCTACTGGGATATCCAATGGCTGCTCTAAACTTTATGAGAAGATATCGTGGTACAAACCTACAAGCAGGGCTGAAGCTCTTTACATGTTTAGAATGCATAAAATGATAACTTGCCTTCAAGTTCTCAAGTCAATGAAAAAACTCTCTTTGGCCACTAAGGAACTGAAAACAAGTTCAGCATCTGAATTCAGAAGTATTGAATGGAATGTCTGCTTCCCACATGATCCTGTGTCAGTTGCATCAGATGAGCATGCGTTCAACAGCTTCTATGTTTGCAATTTGTTTTCAGTTGAACGATATCAAAAAATTAAGTCTGAAGGTGAGGTGGTCTTGAAGCAAATCAAGAGCAGAATTGAGTTTCTCCAAAATCAAAATTCGGATCTCCCCTTTAGTCCAACAAAATGCCCTATCCCTCAGAGAGATACCTACTTACAATTAATGAAAGAAGCCCTCACACACTTTTGCAGTGACCTAAAGGAAACAGAAACATACGGCAGAATGAATCCAAACATGTACATGGTCTCTTTCACTTTCCTCATGTCCATACTTAAAAATGGGATACTCACACCAGGGAAAACTGTAAAGCAGAGCATTGATGAACATTACAAGGGGGAAGATGTGGTTAGAAAGATGAAAATTTCTGATGTAATGAACAATAGGGGGTCTGTAACCTTCAATGGAGAAACAGGACTTTCAGTCACTCATAAAGAAAGAGTAAAAAGGACGGATCACAGAAATAAGGTAATAACATGCGACATTGTGAAGAATCAAAATTCTAAGTGCTGGATCAACCTCTACCAGGAAGTCAGAGACATGAAAGAAAACAAACCTAGGAGACAACTGACACATGATGAGAGAACCAAAGGACCTTCAATATTGGCTGGAAAACCACTCCTGACACCAGAGATTGTCGACTCATTTGTTAGTGATTCAAACTCTTTATGGCCCTTGCTGTACTACAATCTACATTGGAAATCACAGGTTGTTGCTAAGATGGTTCACAAAGATCAAAAGGGGGTAAGGGAAATTGCAGTCACTAACACACCAGGTCGAGTTTTATGCTACACTGTTGAAGAAGTGTCTAGGTTTTGCAGGGAAAGGGATATTTCAAAAGGGATATACGGGAATTTGATAGAAGAGAAAATCAAAGACACTAAGGTGCAGGAAACTTTTGATCTGTATCAAAGGCTTAAGTTCATAAAGGATGGTGAGAACTCAGTCATCTATGACAATGCAGATTGCAGCAAGTGGGGCCCATCTCAGTTACCTTACATTCTTTGGTTCACAGTTGCATCAAGATCATCAGATGAGACTTCTGCTCTCATCCTCTCTATTATGAAGTTATTTTCAAACAAGGTCTTCAAGTTACCAGATGAATTTTTTCTTCATCTCCCAACACTAAAGCAGATAGCAGTTTACGAGTCAGAATGTGCCTTGAAAGGGAGAGAGATCAACAGCACATTGAAAGCACAAAAAATCCTGCAGATGTCCAGCAATGATGTGGTGAACATGGATAATCAGATACTTTTAATTGAAGAAGGAATGTTTCAGGGTTTGCTTGGAGCTACAAGTAGCATACTAGCTTACGATGTGCTCTCAGCTTCAACCCTTCTGATCGAGGATATATGCTCAGAAGCTGAACTCAAGATAACAACATTTGCAACGTCTGATGACTATTCAAGATTCCATGTTTTCAAGAAAATACAAGATAAGGGAGTCTATCACTGGATGAAAAAATCACTATCTATCCTCCTTAA